ACAGCAGGTTTCGATCCAGTATTAATCAGTCTAATCAGACGTTCAATGCCAAACTTGGTCGCTTATGACCTAGCTGGTGTACAACCAATGACAGGACCAACAGGACTTATCTTCGCGATGAGATCTCGTTTCGAAACAATGTCTGGAACAGAGGCACTATTCAACGAAGCAGATACTTCATTCTCAGCTACAAGTGCTGGTGGAACTGGAGAAGGTGACATTGGTAACCCATATGTCGCAGGTTCTGACGGTAAAAACGTTGGTTTCGGTACAACAGGTTCAAGTGCTCAGTCATCTGATCCATCTGCTCTTAACCCAAGCACAGATGATACTCAGAAGGCATATGCAACTGGCGTAGGTATGGACACCGAGAAGGCAGAAGCTCTTGGTGAAGACGGTCGTGCGTTCCGTCAAATGGGATTCAGTATTGAGAAGGTTACTGTGACTGCGAAGTCCAGAGCACTCAAAGCTGAGTACAGTTTAGAACTAGCACAAGACCTTAAGGCAATCCACGGATTGAATGCAGAGGCAGAATTAGCAAACATTCTCTCAACAGAGATTCTTGCTGAAATCAATAGAGAAGTTATTAGAACTATCTACAAATCTGCTGAAACTGGTGCAGCAAGTAACGTTGCAACTGCTGGAACATTCGATCTAGATACCGACTCAAACGGTAGATGGTCTGTTGAGAAGTTCAAAGGTCTGATCTTCCAAATGGAAAGAGATGCAAACGCAATTGCACAAAGAACTCGTAGAGGAAAGGGTAACATGATCCTTTGTTCTGCTGATGTTGCATCTGCACTAACAATGGCTGGTGTTCTAGACTACACTCCTGCTCTTAATGCAAATCTTAACGTTGATGACACAGGTAATACATTTGCTGGTGTTCTTCAAGGTAAGTACAGAGTGTACATTGACCCATTCTCATCTAACCAAACAACTTCATTAGGTACTCAGTACTATGTTATTGGTTACAAAGGTACATCTCCTTACGATGCTGGTTTATTCTATTGTCCTTACGTTCCATTACAGATGGTAAGAGCAGTGGGAGAAAACACCTTCCAGCCAAAAATTGGCTTTAAGACTCGTTACGGAATCGTAGCTAACCCATTCGCAGAAGGAACTAACACAACTAACACTGGACGTATCACTGCTAACAGCAACAGATACTACAGAAGAGTTACTGTTAAGAACTTAATGTAAATCTCAGTTTACATATTTTTTCAAAGAGACTCATTGCGAGTCTCTTTTTTTTATGCTATAATTGATTATATTACTCCGTTAACTAAATAGTTAAAAATGGATTTAGAAAGAATGAAGTCGTTTAATAAGTTTATTGAAGAAATGGCATCTTCTGCCTTTTCATCTAGCGAAGATCAACCACAACCAACAGCACTTCAGAAAGCAAAAGACAAATTTGCTGCAAAGAAATCAGCAGCTGCTGATAAAGTCACTGAATTAAAAAATAAAGCAAAACAATTTGGTGGAAAAAGATTTGGTAAAGTCAAGGCAAAGTTCACTAAACAATCAGGAGAGCAAGAATAATGCCATATCATATCAAAAAGGGAAGTGTTTTAGGTTCTGCTGTTCCAACTGATGGAATAGAATATTATGCTGGTGATAATCACTGGACAAATGATTACAGTCAAAGAAAGATTTATGAGAATAAATCAGATGCTGATGCACAAAAAGCAGCGACTATAACAAGAACTTTAGGTGGATCATCATACACATATACACCATCTTGGTTTAAAAATAGCACCGTGATTGAAGAATAATGGCAAGAGCATACGACAATCAAATTGAGAATCGTAATTTTCTATCACCGATAGGATTTCAATTTTCATTAAATAAGATTCCAAAGGCAACATTTTTCAGTAACTCTGCTCGTATTCCTGATATTTCATTAGGAACTGCGATTCAACCAGTGTATCTAAAGGATATTGATGTACCCGGTGATAAACTTTCGTATGGTGATTTTACTTTGAGATTCTTAGTTGATGAAAATTTAACTAACTATATGGCAATACATAATTGGTTAACAGGTTTAGGTTATCCGGACAACTTAGGTCAGTTCAAAGAGGCAACAACAAATGAAGAAGGATTAAGAGATAAGGAAATAGTTTTTAGTGATGGTAGTTTATCAATATTAAACAGTAATTATAAAACCACTGCTGTAGTTAAATTCAAAGATTTATTTCCAGTATTTTTAACTTCACTTGAATTTGAAGCAACTGATACTGATATTAATTTCTTTACAGCAGAAGCAACTTTTAAATATACAATTTACGAAATTGTTGGAGCAGACGGACGCACACCCTTATGAATCTTGACAAAATTCAGGAGATGTGGGATAGAGATTCACACATCGACCCTGATAATCTACATGATGAATCACTTAAAATACCTCAACTTCACTCAAAGTATTATACAGTCTATAATACAATTACATTATTGAGAGAGAAGGCAAGAGATTCTTATAATCGAATACGCTTAGAAAGATATAACTACTACACTGGAAAGGCACCAGCAGAGGTTTATGCTGCTGAACCATTTCCGTATAAGGTTAGAGAGAAGGATGCCATACAGAGGCATAT